GCTCACACGCATACCGTGTCGGTGACAAGCCTGTCGGCTACCGCTACCAGCACGGGCTCCGGCACCGCGCACAACAACGTGCAGCCGACTATCATCGAAAACGTGATCATCAAGTTCTAACCGCTCAAGTGAGTGGGGAGTAAGTACAATGACGCAATATGACTTCGGGACAATCATCGCTTCATCAACTGATGGTACAGAACTTGCTGGTATCATAAACAGCTTCAGGGATGCTATCAACAGTAACCAATCTGGTGCTGTGATGCCTACATATCGTGTGGCAGGCATGCTCTGGGTAGATACTACTACAGCTACCGCATGGGCTCTCAAGCTCTACGATGGTACTGACTGGATGACTCTTGCCAACTTTAACACAACAACCAATGTTGTCACGATCCCATCGACAGTGCTAGGCGTTACACAAGCAGTGTCCATTAACAATACTACCTTAGCAACTACAGCATTCGTCCGCACCTTAACTACAGGCTTGAACGAGCTATTCATTCCTGTATCAGCCTTTATAGCTCCATCAGTTAATCCAGCAGCTATAGCTACAAGGCATCTGGCTACTAATTTGCAACCCGTTCAGACTGCAGCTTTTGATCAGACTACGCAAGAGTTCCTCTGGTATAGATGGCATCCCCCAAAGCGGTGGAATCTAGGTACTGTTACATTCGCTCCTTACTGGACCGCCTTAGGTGTCCCTACAGGTACTGCAATATTCACCCTGGCTGGAGTGGCTGTCAGTAATGATGATCCTCTTGACTCAGCCTTAGGGACGGGAGTGTCTTCAACAGATACCTTTGTATTAGCAGATGAAATGCACGTGGGTCCTACTTCTACAGCGATAACCATTGCAGGCACTCCTGCTGACGGTGATATAGTGTTGTTTAGGTTAGCAAGGGACGTTGCTACGGATACACTGAATGCAGATGCTCAGCTATTAGGTATCAAGCTGTTCTACACTACTGACACCTCGGTTGACACCTAATCAGGAGGCAGGCACTATGGCTACACTATCTGGAGTTGTTGCAGTACTCAATGAAGCAGAAGATGCTATAGAGGATATCCGCTATCTAGGGGATCAACCTGTAGAAGTGAAGGGGACGAGGGCTAGATCTTTCGTTGAAGTCAGACCTGATCTAGCTCCTGGAGAGGAATATACGGGATTCGTTGATGATATTCAAGAGGAGCTAGTCACTAGGACTTGGACGAAGGGACCGATTGACTATAACGTCCTAGATCAGGAAAACCTCAATAATGTGCTGACGGAAGATGGCTCAGTAGTCAGGGCGTTAGCTGAGCTTGTATTCGAGGAGATCAATAAGCTCCGTGTCAAAGGAGGAGATCCTGCATATACTAAGCAGCAGTTCGTACAGGCAATGAAAGCGAAGATGAGGACCTGATCATGCCCCCAGCAACCCAGCCTAAGCCCAGGGCTAAGCCTACAGCAGGGCCCAAACAGTGGAGAGTAGCTGAGTCGCTCATTACACTCCGCAAGCAGATTAACACTATTTCCCCAAATCGCAGCAAGATCTCTGACGGCACAATTGGGGATCCAGCACACGCCTCACGCAATAGCGATCATAATCCGTGGGTGATGAATGCGGGAGTAGGGGTGGTTACCGCGTTGGATATCACACATGATCCTGCTCATGGCATAGATGCTAGGAAGCTAGCACAGGCCCTCCTCGATTCGCGAGATCCCCGTATAAAGTATGTGATCTCTAACGGTCAAATAGCCTCAGGGGCTACTGGTAAGTCTCCTTGGAAGTGGAGAGCCTATGAAGGTAAGAATCCTCACAGACACCATATGCACCTATCAGTAACGTCAGATGTCGGGTCCTTCGATGATGATATTCCATGGGAGTTGGAGGTGTTTGAGTCTGCCATCCCGCCAATACTGGAAGAGTCTCGTCCTACAGAGCCTGATATGCCCGTGCTAGCTATGGGTACGAAGGGACATGCAGTCGCAACTCTCCAAGGTCTCCTGAATGCTAGGGGCTATGAGGTTGAAGTAGATAGCGACTTCGGCCCTAAGACAAAGAGAGCTGTGATGGCTTTTCAGAAGGATGCTGGAGCAGTAGTGGATGGTATCGTAGGACCCCATACATGGTCCCTTCTAAGGGCTCCTTGATGGTGGCGGCCTGCACCCGCGCTGCTCACCCGCCGCTGGCGCTTTGCTGCCCCGCCCCGGATCCTCCGGCGGGTGGGTGTAACCCAGATGGTCCATATTAGGTCTAAGAGAACCAATGCAACTCAGTTTCCACATCGCTCTACCAGATCACGCTAAAGGCCAAGCCCGGCTAATAGTGTGAGGGCACGTTGATTGTCGCCTCCGGTCAGCGTGCCCACCTTATTCTCTATGTTGAAGCTTCCAAGGTATGAGCTGCTCCTCATTGAATATATGCTGCCATCCTTCAAAGCCAGGATAGATGACTTCGACTACATATCGGGTATAGCCAAGTCGTGTCGTGTATACTGCTCGAATCTCTCCTTGGAAGTTATAGCCCTCATGTTTGCGAACATAGTCGCCTATCTTGAACTTGTTCCTATCAGGGGTTGCCATGTTGGATAGTCTCCCTGATCCTTTGCCAGTATTCCTCATCGAGCTCTGACATAAACCCCTCAGGATCGATCTCACTTTCCAGAACACGTTTATGTCTGCCGTCTATGACAGTTACCTCCTCGATGATGAGGTTATCCATGTCTTCGGCGTCTATTGTGAGAGCATAGGTAGTCCCATGCATGTAGAATTCTATTTCCTTGAGGTGGTGTTGATTGGGGCGATTGGCCGCCATTAGGGCCTCCTGATAAGTTGTAACAACTCCATACGGGCGGAATCCACGGTACGGAATCGCCCTCCCATCTTGCTGGTGGTGGTCACGCTGCTTGGATCCTTGACACCACGCATCTTCATGCAGAAGTGTTCAGCCTCTATTACTACGGCTACATCTTCCGTCTCGAGGATGTGCGAGAGCGCTGCGTAGATCTGTTCCGTAAGTCTTTCTTGTACTTGAGGGCGAGCAGCGAAAAAAGTAACAACACGGCTGAGCTTAGACAGACCAAGAATTTTGCCACAACCTCTGTCTTGACCATTGAGTGGAGCACCAATCTTCCCGTTCGGATTTGGTAGATATCCCACATGAGCAACACCGTAAATAGGCTGAAGATGGTGCTCACAAGTGCTACGAAGCACAATATTTCGGACCAAGACCATCTCATCGCAGCCCATTTTATTAGCGACCGTCGTGCACGCCGGGAAGTTTTCATAGTTGAGTCCTCCGAAGATCTCCTCGCAGAACATCTTGGCTACCCGATTAGGGGTGTCCCTTAAGGAATCATCCTCTAGATCTAAACCAAGATCCAACAGGATCGTCTTCACACTATGTTCTATATGGCGATGAGATTCCTTTAGGTCCCTGAACTCCGAGAGGGGTGTCTCAATGCCCTTGGATACAAGGAGCTCGTGAATTTGTTGGCCTAGTGCTTTGTCAGTCTGCATAAGGTACACCCTTCTCTTTGTGAGCAATATATGCGTATCCTGAGATATCTTTCCAGTGTTCTTGTAAAGACGATTGGCCAGCGAGGATCCTGGCGACTTTGTTCATTATCATGTCTAGAGATAGCCTCTGCGTATCTGTCAGAGAGGGCAGGCCTCCTTTATGACGATCGTCCTCAGCGTCGTCTAAGACCTCCTTGAATAACGCAGTATATCTGGCTACATCGTAATAGTCCCCATGTGTTTTGGCACGTTCAGCTACAAGTTGAGTATCCACAGTTTTCACAGGTGATACATCCTTCCTTATGTACGAGGGCTTTGATGGTGCACCTAGGGCAGGAGCCTCTGGCATTACCAATGAAGGGGGCTGCTTGTGTTTGGACCTGGATTTGTGCTTGCCCATGCTGCGGCTTGATGATCCCATGTTTGATGAAGTCAGACTCAATGATAGATCCTATCCTCGCAAGCAAGGACCCATAGAACTTACCATTGTACCATGTAGTGTCATGTGTGGACACAACCTGTTTCAGCTCTACGGGGATGAATGAGGGATCTCCACCTGAGCGCAATATGGAAGAGATCATTAAAGTCAGCCCAGTCATCCAGTCTTGGAACTTAGCATCCTTTGATGCGAACAGGATCTCATAAGGGTGATTATCGTGGTAGTTGATCGTCACGAACATCGAGGAGGACAACGACGGCCATTTAACCTTGTATGTAGTTCCCTGGAGCTCATCAGGTCTCTTGACCTTCAGTACTACAGGGGGGTGGGTAGCAGCCTTATCCTTAGCCGACGTCAGAATGGAATCACGCCAGTGTGTATGGCGATAAGTTGTACACCCTTTGCAACCGTATTGATATGCCAGTTCATATACCTCCACAAAATCCTCATACGGCATATCTGCTGGGATGTTAATCGTCTTGGAGATTGAGGCATCGACCCACTTCTGCAGAGCACCTTGCACTTTGATGTGGTCTAGTAGAGATAGATCCTGAGCTGTAACCATGTAGTCTAGGAGGGAGTCTCCGACTGGTCGGCCAGTACAGAACTCGTAGAACCGCTTGGTGTAGGACTTCTCGTTATAGGTATCGAACTCCTCTGTGTTGTTACGTCTTGTTCGACGTTCATATTCATGTGCAAAGTCCGGCTCGATCCCTGAAGAGACGTTGCAGCCGAAAGCAATAGCTCCCGTTCCAGTAGGGGCAATAGTGAGTATGACACCGTTTCTCAACCCTGTTGTTGCGATCCGTTCTTTACGCTCATCATCCAGTTGGTACTTGATGAAGCCGCAGTCAAGTATGATATCCTGGAATAGCGGGAATGACCCACGCTCCTCTGCCAGGCGCATCGACTCATCGTAGGCCGACAGGCATATGGTCTTCATAATGTCTGTGGCAGTCTGTACAGATTGATACGACCCATATTTCAGGCAGAGCTCCGAAAACAAGGTGCCCAAGCCCATAAGGCCAAGGCCTATCCGTCTTTTCGCATACTCCTCCTCCCTCTGTGCTTCCAAGGGATATGCTGTAACTTCGATGACATTGTCGAGGAATCGGACTCCCCACTTGGCAACTTCTGATATGAGGTCGAGGTCGACACTAGCGCCAGCAGTGAAGGGTTTCCTAACGGCATTGGCAACGTTAATGGCTCCGAGGTTGCACGTCCCGTTTGGCGGTAAGGGTTGTTCTCCACAGGGATTAGTACATCGTATCTCCTCACAGTATGAGAGATTGTTCCAGTCATTAATCCTGTCGATGTAAATAACTCCTGGATCCGAGAACTCGTAGGTATACTGGGTGATGAGACTCCAGAGATCACGTGCTCTCCAGATGCTATAGACGTATTGGCGGATGTTGTCGTCATCATCGAAATCCTTGTCTATCAGATCTTGAGAACGCGACCCCTTGGGTGGTTTGCTGAAGTAGAGCAACCACTCTTCGTCATCTGCAATGGCAGCTTTGAAGGCGTCGCTCACAAGGACGGATACATTGAACTCCTTCAGTCGTTCTGTACCGTCCCTCAAGCCTTCACCTTTCGCCTTGATGAAGTCAGGTAGGTCTGGATGAGTATCTGACAGTGTACCCATCTGCGCCGCACGCCTCTCTCCTGCAGAGCGTATTGTCTTGCCATCTGCATTGAAAGTGTCCATGAACGACACAGCTCCACTAGAGGCGGAGTCGAGTCTCTCGATAATAGCATTGTATGGACGAAGAGGGCTAAAGTCAGTCCCGAGACCGCCGCCCATGGAAGAAGTAATGAGTAGTACCTTCTTACCATCTGCAATCCCTTCAATAGAGTCGTCTAAGGTGGCGTTCACGTAGCAGTTCATTAGTGTGACGTGTTTGCTAGTTCCAGCACCAGCCATAATACGCCCACCAGGGATCCAGAGTCTCTTCTGCATGAGCTCATAGAAGGCCTCAAAGGCTGAATTGGAATCAGTCTCCATAGGCGAGTTGGCAATCGAGCGTGCTACACGTAGATAGACATCATCTGGGGTCTTCTCATTGCGCTTTTGCCAATAGTACTTCTTGAGTACATCCTGTATCAAGGGAGTATCGTAGGCTAGGGCGTTGAAGGCTTCTACTTGAGGATCCAGTTCGAACAGCTCGGTAGGGGTAGTTGTATCATGCGATATTGTTTTCAGCATCGATTACTTCCTCGTGGTAGGTGGGAGGTTATTGTTGTTTCTGGGACTTCTGTTTCTGTCTCTTTGTGCCGTACTGTACGATCTCTTCGTTTAATGTTCGGCTAAGAATTGCTAATTTTGCTTTCGGGTCTGTCTTGTTCAGGATATTGTTTAGGACTTCAAATGCCCCTGCTACTGTAATGTTATATCCGTGGCCATTCCAGCTCTGACTAATAATCCAGTAGTGATGTGTTAAAGATGCTTTTGGATTCGGAGGTTCGGGAGCAGTAGTCCAAGGTAGATCTATCTTACCGAACTCGTTCTTGTAGTTAGCCATGCTATTACCACCTACCTATGTTCTGCTGGATAGAGAACACTCGTATCCTCTATCTTATTATACAATATTTTTTAGGTGAAATCAATAGGCGGTCACTAATTTATTTTTGGGTCCAAGAGCCTAGTGATGGGGCTACCATCGGGCTCCGCACTACTGCTATTTCCGGGCGCTGGGTATCCGTGTCAAAAACCCTAGATTTTGCCATAACAACTTATACATGCGGATCATTGCTGTCTCTTATAGCGCTTGTTCGTGACGGCATCGATTGAGTTCTGTTTAGGAGTACCCCAGTAGAGATTGTTTGGGTCATTGTTAGTCCTAACGTCATCTCGATGTAGTGCTTTGGCGTCTTCGAAAGGAGGTGGCCCGTTGAAAGCTGCACAAATGAGGACATGAAGACGTCTATCATATGTTATGCCGTCCTTACTTAGTTGAATCTGGCTATATCCATCCGGACGGAGGTGAGGTTTCAAGATTCTGTACCACTGTCTACGTTTAATACGGCCTAGATTCGAGACTTCGTAATTAGGGAAGTCAGGGATGGGTTTCCATATCTCACCTGGAAGATCAGTGAGCAGGGATATAGGAAGGAACTCTGGAGAAGTCTCCACCATATTTCTCCTCTATCTCGTGAAATTTCAGGACGTTACCCCAAGCGAAGCCGAATTCAGGCTGCACTCGGAAGTGTATCCTCTTTAAGCCCCACAGTTTAGCCTCACGCTCCATTACTTGCTGCATGAATGCGGCTGTAGCTAGCACATGCTCTTTAGCTTTCGT